TTCAACCACAGGAGCAACAAAATGAAGATAGAAGTCAATAGTTTTATATATTTTCGTAATTTAGTTAATAAATTAAAAGACGAAAGTACTTTAGAGGATGTTAGAAATAGTGTAAACGAAAAAATAGCTGCAGCCTCACGCAGATTTATAAAACAAGGTAAAGTAACTCCTGCATTAGAAGAAAGCACAATAGCAAAAAAAGGACACTCAACACCTTTATTAGATACAGGCAATCTTGTAAATAGCATAAGAGCCACAAAAAAAGGTATAAAATATAATAGAATTGGAGATTACCATAGACAAGGAACAAGACCTTATAAAATAGAACCAAAAAATAAAAAGGTTTTAGTATTTAAAACAGGAAGTAAAAGTCGTGTAACAAATATGTATGTTGATACAAAAGCAGTTGCTAAATTTGTAAACCATCCAGGATTGCCTAAAAGAGAGTTTATTGCTTGGTATGCTGACGAAAATGAAAAAAGAAAAATTATTCGTAATGTAAAACGTGATTTAGTTAAAAAAATGAATAAAGAACTAAGGAGAAAATAATGAGTGAAAAAGAAAAAATAGAAATCCTTTTAAAGAATGTAATCAATATGCACGAAAAGCTAAACATCATAATAGAGTATTTAGCAAAAGACATTACACAAGAACAATATAAAAGAGAATTTTATAGTAACGAAGACAAATTGGTAGAAATAGAAAAAGATACCTACCAACAAATGTGCGATTTAATGGAAAGTAATACAATACCCTTTATGGGAATAGCTTAATGGAGAAAAATGGATTTTTTTACAATATTGGAACAATTTGGAATACCTGTGGCGATGACAATAGCGTTCGGATTCTTTATATGGAAACAAAACAGGTTCATACAGGAAACTCTAATGACAGAACTAGACCAAGACTTCAAGAGGTTGGAAGGTATTATTATTAAGCTGATTGACCAGCAAAAAAAAGTACAGATGGAACAAAAGAAGTTAAATGGTATATTCAAAGCACAAGTAGAAATAATCGCAAGACTTTCAGGTAACGGATTAAAAGACAAGTTTTTAAGAATTATGGAAAAAGGTGGTGTAGACAATGAATAAACAAACTAAAAAAATGACAATAGTAACTCCTATGGGTAGTATTGAAAGCGATTCAGGTAATCATTTTGTTGATGTTATAAGTGTTGTTGGGGTTGTTTTAATATTTGTGGCGTTAAAGTATATTAT